TACCCATTGCATTTATTGAAAAAAATTATTATGGACTTTGCTTCAATTATTAAGGTTGGCGGTCGTGGATTTTTATCATTAAATCTTCAACGAATGATAGAAAGAGAATCAGAACAATTTTTACTTTAAACGTTTTTAACAAAACACCCAAGTACATCACAATACGAACAATATGTTAGAAAAGAACTGTCATCGATAAATCTAAAATTTTTAATAGTAGATATTGACTTAACTTGCATAGATGAATATTTTGACGGCAATATTAGATTGGTAATTGAACGATGAGCGATAAACGAACATCAGATGGTAGGCCTTTGATTGATCACATCCGGGAAGATAAAATGTGGAGTGACATTCGGCGACTGGCCAAGACCACGCCTGCTTTACAAGATGCCTTGGAACGTGTTATAATGATATACCGACTGATCAAGGTAGATGATTGAACAACTGGTTGTAAACGGATGCAGTTACATGGAGGTTTACTCCGCTTATGGCGGTGGCCACGAGGATCTTGCCAAGAGGTTGGGATTGTCTCGTTCACATACATTGGCTATAGGCGGTAGCGCAAACTCTAGAATCATACGAACAACTTTGAAACACAGTTATCAAACATCACATGCTACGTTGTACATACTAGGATTGACTTTTTTAAGCAGATGGGAATTACCAGTGTCAAACGCAATGAATGAGTTTGAAGGAGCATGGATCAACCCACAGTCACAAACACAGAGCAATTACCAGTCCCATTGGACCAGTAAAGACACAGAAACTTTTAAAGATTTAAATTTCAAAGCAGCCACATTTGGAATGACAGACATATTAGAGGATCTAATGATTCGACTGGTGTGTATGGTTGCTGATTTACGCAGTCGAGGACATCAAATATTGATTTACAATCAAATAGATGATGCAATTTTTGAATTTTTAGATCAGGATCGATTTAAAATGCTAAATCAAAATTTGGCATTTATTCAAGGCTTAAAATGGTGTGCAGTACACTGGCAACGTGATCAAGGCGTGCCTGTATCTGATGCATATGATAATCCGCCACCTATTAAATTTCGACATCTAGTGCCTGGACATCACAATCCATTGAATATATTTTTAACAGACTACATCAAACAACACAATATACTTAAATGAGTGACAAACTAAACATTGCCAATGAGATGCGACAACTGGATCGCAAGAACAGAAACTTTTATCGCGAGCTCACAGACGAGGAACGCAAGAAGTTTTCGAACTATCTCATGATTCGTTGGGCGTCATGTGTAGAAGGTTCACGTGACTTACAAGAGTTTTATTTGATCTCCACCAACGAGCGACTGAACAAACACTTTTTTAATATTAGTAAACATCCTGAACTGCAATGGCTGTGTGCAACTAGTGTGAGTCCAGACATGGGCACACCCAGACACAACTGGATTTCGCCCAAGAAGAAAGAAACAGGCGCAGGTGCAAGTGCTATTAGAAAACAGTTGGCAGAATTATTTCCCACCTACAAAGAAGATGAAATAGCCATGCTGGCCTCAATGACCACAAAGAAAGAACTTGATCAATACATCCAAGATCATGGCCGAGACACTAAGTGAACTTGCTTGCGGCTACTGCAAGAAAACATTCCGACGTGCAGAAAGTCTTGTGGTTCACATGTGTGAGCCCAAACGCCGCAGAATGGATCGCAGTGAACGTGGGGTAGAGCTGGGCTTTCAATCCTACTTGCGTTTCTATGAGATTGCACAGGCTGGCAAGAAAGTCAAAACATATGATGAGTTTTGTGAGAGTCCATATTACCGGGCATTTGTAAAATTTGGTAGGTACTGTGTGGCCACAAGATCCGTCAATCCCAGACAGTTTACAGAGTGGTTGCTCAAGAACAACAAAAAGATTGATCGTTGGGCATCGGACAAAGTCTACACAGAATATTTGTTGGACTACTTGAAGGTGGAAGCAGTAGATGATGCACTGGCACGGTCGGTAGAATACAGCATAGACTGGTCAGAAAAGAATTCAGCACCCGCACATGATTGTTTGCGTTATGGCAGCACCAATGTGTTGTGTTATGCAATCACAGCAGGACGCATCAGTCCATGGGTGATTTACAATTCTGAGTCAGGACAAAAGTTTTTGAGTGAACTCAATACGGAACAAGTGGCCATGATATGGCCGTACATTGATAGTGACGTGTGGCAGAAGCGTTTTGCTGATCGTCCTGAAGATGTAGAGTATGCAAAACAAATATTGAAAACAGCAGGATGGTAATGCGAATTTTATGCCTTGGCAATAATACTGAAGACACTGACATAAGAACCCGTTTGTTAGCCGATCAGAATCTGGTCAAGTGTCATGGGTTGATTTCTGAACTTGACTGTCCGGTTGACAAGCAGTCAATAAAAAATCCTGGATATTATCACTCCAGTGTGTATGATTTAGAATACCATCGACTGATTGAACTAGCACAAGAATTTGATCAGCTTGTAATATTGAATCAACCAAAAGAGCAGTACTCTCATCCTGATGCGTTTTATAAAACCATCCGTGCTGCAAAACAAATCAGTGCTACTGTGCCAGTGGTGTATTTGGATTCAACACATGAAACTGGCATTACATTTTTTGAAGATTTAACAAAAACAAATAAAAGTTTTTGTATTTTTCCATTTATAGAATTATTAGCCGACAATAATCAAACAAAAGTGTGTTGTAGGTCTGACACGCCAATAACATTGTTGTCGGACATTGTAGATTTTAAAACTGATTTAAACTATCAAAAAATAAGAAACAATATGTTGAAGGGTATACTTGTTCCTGAGCACTGCTCTCCTTGCTACGATCTTGAACAACAAGGAATTTTGAGTGCAAGAATGCAAGAGACTGTCGAATGGGCCAATAGGTTGAATTTATCTAATATTGATGATTTGGACAATTTACAACATCCAGTGTATTATGAAGTTCGTCCAGACAACACCTGTAATTTACAGTGTAGAACTTGTGGACCAGATAGCAGTAACCTAATAGCACAAGAATATAAAAAAATTAATCTGATCACTGACTACAACAAAAAACATTATTTAAATTTTGATTTTGTTAAACTTGAAAATATTAAAAAATTGTATGTTGCTGGTGGCGAACCTACTGCAATGCCAGAATTTTATAATTTTGTTGAAAAGTGTATACAAACCAAACAGACAAATTTTGAATTTGTTGTTAACACAAATGGTACCAAACTCAGTGATAAATTTAAAAAACAACTAAAAGAATTTTCTAACTTTCAATTTATTATCAGTATTGACGGGCTTGGCGAGTTAAATCATTACATACGTTGGCCTAGCAAGTGGGAAACAATAGTTGACAACGTTAAATATCTTAAAGAACAAAACTATGTGGTATCATTTAATACAACGGTATCCATATATAATATTTTTCAATTGTACGATCTGTTGGCATTTTTTGATCAAGAATTTTCTGCAACATTGGTACATTGCCAGTTTGCCACTTCAACAAATGACCTATTTTCTGCATTGAATTTTCCAGATAGGAATTTGATATTAGAAAGTTTAGTACGCATTAGAGAATTAAAATGTTATCGTAATGATTTATTGTTGCAAAGTTTTATTGATGGTGTTATAATGCATTATGACAAAAATTTTAAATTGGATTTGGAAAACTTAAAAGCCTTTTTTGAATTCAATGACAAATTGGATCAGTCAAGAAATATTAAATTGGCAGATTACATTCCAGAATTAGAGGCAGCAAGGAAATTGGTATGATAGGAAACATTAGTCAAACTGGAAAATATGTAACAGTTACCGGCGGTACTGGTAGTAACTATGTCAACAACAGTAATTACATGAGTGTTGGACAATTACAATACAACACCAACAGTCAACGACTGGAAATGTACAACGGCACCAGTTGGCAACCACTTAATCTAGGTCAATATTACGTTGGGCTGACTCCTGATGCTGAACTTTTACTTGACTGGGTGAGTAAACGGCGTGATGAAGAAGCAGAAGCCCGACGACTGGCTGAACAGTATCCTGCTGTAGCAGATGCGCTGGGTGCTGTGCGTGAGGCTGAACAGCAATTAAAAACCGTCGTGGCATTGTGTAGAACATGAGTGCAGACATTGACATTGACGTTCCAGATCGTGCCCGGATACTGGAACTGATACAGCACACGCCTGCTAGACAAGTTGTGGACGGCCGACCACGCAAACACAATTCTGGCATCTACATCACAGACATTCCTACAGACCCGGAACATGGATGTGCAGCCATAGACTATGAGACCGCAGAACAGCGTGGCTATTTCAAAATTGACTTGTTGAACATGAGTGTGTATCAGTTGATCCGTGATCCTGCACACTACGAAGAGATGTTGTCAGCCGCACCTCCATGGTCAAGACTGTGGACAGACAGACCCTGGACCAGTCAGTTGGTTCACGTGGGCAACTACGTGGATTTGTTGGCAGCAATGCAACCTGACACTATACCCAGGATGGCTGCTTTTATATCAATTATTAGACCAGGTAAAGCACACTTACAAAGAAAATCTTGGAACGAAGTGTTTGCTAGTGTATGGGACGGGGACGAATCGCGCGGATATACGTTCAAGAAGAGTCATGCAATTTCCTATGCAGCCTTAGTATCACTGCACATGAACCTGCTCAATCAAGCCGGCGTACAAGTGTAATCGATTTGCGCTTGCTCTTCTTGCGAGCAATGTCTACTAGGCTGCACACAGGCCCGTGTAGGATTTCAAGATCTTTGT